TAGCGCCTTCTCTTGTCACATGCTGAATGATATGTTGATACAGGTTCCCGGACGCCTCTAATGCCGATTGTTCGATCATAGCAATATCGTTGCTTAGCTTGACCGCCATTTCTGCATGCTTTGCGGTTGGGTTTCCGGGTTCATTCTTTCCCGGCATGCCGGTTATCGGAGCAGAAGCGATAGAGCGCAGCTGTTGAAGCCGGGCTTTCTTTTCTTCATACTGAAGGCAGAAACTTCTCAATTCCCGATACGCTTCTTTTGAAATTCCGTATTTATCTAGCTTTAAATCCCGTCTTCTCGGCATATTTTCCTCCTTTTCGTCTTGCCCCCGAGATATTCCGCATTTATAGATTCAGGCAAGAGGGAAGATGGCATTTCCCGTCTGAGCCAATCCATTCACAGCGGT